GGCCGTTCCCGCCGCATCCTCCGGAACCGGGGCCCTTAGCGCCGCCTGAGTTGCCGGTGCGGGCGACCTGCGTTGCGGTGACAACCAATCCGGCCAGCCCGTCCGCGCAGTTGGCGGCGGAAACCAGCACAGTGCCGGGGGTCCAGGAGACGGCCTTGACGCCCTTGATCCTGCCCCATTCCTCCCACATCCAGCGGTCGATAATGGCGTAGCCCCGTTCACGGATCAGCTTGAGGACTTCCCGCTCGGTCATTGCCTCGCCCATGATGCTAACAGAGTCCGGGATAGTGATGTCATGCATCTCCATGCCGGAATGTCCGCGTGCTCCCTTGCCGGTCATGGAGATGGCCGCCACGTTCGAACCTGAGCGTTGCAGAGTCAGGTTGCCGTCGATTAGCAGCATCATGCCCCGGCAACGGTTTTGCGTTGTCAGGGTCACGTTGGCCGTGGCCGCGTCAATGGTCAGATCGTTGTACCGGCGCACGACCATGGGGCCGTCCAGGTCGCTGGTGATGACCGCGTCGGCGTTTATGGTCACGTCTCCAAGCGAGTCGTAATAGTCGAATACGGCTTTCCCCAGGGCCAGCGTCTTTAACCACGGCTGAACGCCTTGCGCCGCTTGCTTGAGAGAGTACAGGCTCATGCTTCCCCCTAGAGCGGCGCGGCTTCGCCGGTGATGTCGATCTTCCTGGCGGCGGCCACGGCCGTCTTGGTCCGGACGCGCAGGGTTTCGCCTGGGGCCAGGGTCAGCGCCGCGCCCAGGTTGAGCGAGGCCAGCAGGTCCGTCCAGGCGGCCGTGCCGTTCGTCCCGGACCCGGCCGGAACCTGGACCTCGCCCATGACGCGATCCGTGCCGCCCTGGCTGCGAGCGAATTGCAGGACCACGGCGGCATCGTCGTCGCTTGTGGCCCGCAGGCGGCCGATCATGACGCCGCTGCCCCCGGCGGGCGCGCCGAGAAGGTCAGCGAAGGCCACGCCGTCGGCGCTGGAGAGCGTCCGCGCCGGTGAGATGGCGGGCACGTTGGGGAACGTTGGTGTTGTCGCCATGGATCAATCCTCCCAGAATCCGAAGCAGGTGAATCGTTCGACCAGTCCCAGGGACAAGAGGCCGTTCGCCGCCGCTTCGCCCGGCGGGCCTTGCGGCCCCGGCTCGCCCCGGTCGCCTTTGTCCCCCTTGTCGCCCTTGTCCCCTTTCTGGCCGGGCAGGCCCTGGGGGCCGGTGACGGCGGTGGCCACGTGCGGCCCGAGCACCACCTCGCAGGCGGAGTTCGGGATGGCCACGAAGCGCACGATGCTGCCCCCGAAGGGGTCGGAGGCGGTCAGGCCATAGGCGCTGCCCTCGCTGCCCAGGTCGTTGGGGAAGAGCATGAGCAGGACCTCGCCCTTGTTGTCCGTGACGCCCTCCGCCTGGCCGGGCACGTCCAGGCCCTGGTAGCGCTCCTGGTTTGTCAGGAGCGCCTTGACCACGATGCCCGGCACGCCCTGGCCGTGGGTGTCCTGGTAGCGGACGGTGACGGCTACGGTGGGGATGGCGCTCATGGCCTACTGCCCTCCGGGCCAGGTGACGGCGTCCAGCACGGCCTGGACCGCCTCCGGGGTTTGGGCTTCGCGCGTGTTCTTCTTGGCGGCCAGGCGCACGGATTCGATGGCCGCGCCCATGGAGTGCCACGCGCGCGACATGGCCAGGATGGTTTCGGCCACGGCCTGGGGAGTGTCGCCGGTGATGCCCACCTCGCCATTGATGAGCGGATAGTCCGCCGGATCGGGGCTGACGGCCTCCAGGAACTGGCGCGCCTGGGATTCCTTGGCCATATAGGTCATGGCCCTGCCGGGTGTGAGCGTCATGTACGGCGCGAGCAGCGCGTCCGCCTGGGCATCAATGACGGCCTCGGCGCTGGCGCGGACCTGGGCCATGTCCGGCTGCCACGCCGCGCCGTCCCAAGTGTGAAAGCGGCTGGGCGGCGGGGTCAGGGTGTAGCCTTCGGGAACCGGCCCGACTGTCTGGATGGCCACGGGCTGGCGGGTGGTGATGGCGTAGGCGATCTTGCCCCGGTGATCCTCCACCACGCGCCACGCCTGCCCGTCGAATACGGCGGCCTGGCCTTCGGCCAGCGCCGGGGGCGCAAGGTCGGTGACGTTGGCCGGGCGCAGGTAGTTGGGCTGGCCGTCGATGAACGGGCGCGCCGGGGAAAGCGGCGGCGAAATGGGGCCGGTGAACAGGCCGGAATCGTCGTAGCAGTAGAGAATCACGGTGTTACCTCCAACGGATGATGTACATGAAGGCGATGTTCTTCATGCGGGTTTCCAGGCCCCGGGGGACATCGGAGAAGGCCGCCGCCTGCAAGCCGTCCGAGGAGCGGACGAAGTCGGCGGTGTAGTAGTTGTAAGACCCGTTGTTCCAGGCCTGGGCGTCCACCACGCCGGTGACGCCGCCCGCCGTGCCGACCACGCCGCCAAGGGGGTGGTTGTGCTTCCTGATGGCGTCTTCCTGGGTGGAGCCCACGTGGTCGCCGCCCGAGCGGAGGGCGGCGTCCGGGTCCACGCCAGCCCCGTGGTCCCAGCCGCGTGGCACGCGCCCCCGGACGTTGGGCAGCCTGAAATACCCGGCCGGAGCCGCGCCGAACGTGTTGCCGACCACGGCGTACAGTGCCGGGTAATCCACGATGAGAAGCGCCGAGCCGTCGCATTCCAGCCAGTCGCCGCTTGCCGGGAGGGTTTCGCTGGACCAGAGCCGTATCTCTCCAACCTCACCGGCTCCCGAGAGCAGCGTGATGGCCTGTCGGAGCTGGTCGTAATCGCCCTTCACCGGCGTGATCCCGGCGGCCTCGATGGCGCGGGCCAGGTTCTCCTGAACGTCGTTGAGCCAGGCGGCCGTGACCACCGTGGCCATCTGCGGCACCGAAGGGTCGCCCTCGGTGAAAAGGTTGTTCACGGCTCCTGGGCCGTCGATCCTGTGCATGGCTATCCTCCGTATGCGAAGTGCACCACGGTGTGGGCCGGAGCCGCGCTCCGCATGGCGCATTCGAGTAGCTGGTTGCTCCAACTGGCCAGGGGCTCCCCCGCGCCGCTCACGCCCGCCCGAAACAAGGTGGTGGGCTCGCCCCCCTGCACGTTCACCACCCACACATATTGCCAGGGCGCGCCCTGGCTCAGGGGTTGCCCGGCGCGGCACCCGGCCGTGAACAGGGTCTCGAAATTGGTGAGGGCGTCACCTGCGGCGGCGAAACCAGCCTTGAACTGGCCATATTCCTCGATGGTGATGGAGTAGCCGAGCTGCGCGGCCAGCCAGACGTAGTAGTCCCGGTTGATGGCCGCGCGTTCGGCCAGGGCGATGGCCAAAAGCGCCAGGCGCTCCTGGATGAGGAGCGTCGGCTGGCGGCAGTCGCCGGGCAATCCGTAGTTGCGCTCGTAGTCCTCCAGCCATTCCAGGGCGGCCAGGGGCGTGAGGCCCTTGAGCGGGTCCAGGCTGGCGGCCAGGGCCGCGTCCAGCGCCGCGCCTTCGGCGGCAAGCTCCGCCTCGATCTGCCCGGTGAGCGCGTAGCTGGCGGGCAGAAGCAGGGCCAGGAGTCCGGCGTGGCCGCTCATTACATGGCCTCCGCCTGCACCAGGCCAAGGCGCGGCCACTCCAGGCGCTGGGCGTCCACCACGGCCACGAAGTTGGCCTGCGGCACCTTCACCACCCGGTCCACCACGCCCTGCACGCCCGAGACGATGGACTCGATGCGCGAGCGGTAGACCACGCCGCCGGGCGGCAGGTCCTTGAAGGCGGCGGCCAGGGCTTCCTGGAGCTGCGCGGTGAACAGGGCCAGGGTGGTGATGGCTGGGTCCAGGCGCACGGCCACCTTGATGGTGACGGGCACCGGCGTGGGCGAAAGCACCCAGGCGTCCTTGCAGGCTGCCGGGCGCTGTCTGTCCACTTCGGCCTGCGCTGCCTCGATGACGGACGGCAGGGCCTCGCCGTCCGGCCCCAGCACGGCCACGTCCACGCTGCCCAGGCCCCGGCGGTTGGGGAACGTCCAGGCGCGGGACACGCCGGGCACGGCCATGACCCAGCGCCGGTAGTCGTAGGCGTTGCCGCCGCCGGGCGGGTGCATCATGTAGTCCAGCAGCCGGGCCAGGAGTTCCGCGTCCGTCTCGGCGGACACGCCGCCGGAGAGCGTCAGCCCCGCCTGGGAGAGCACGCCCTCCGGGGCCTGCACGAAGAGCACCGGCTCTCCGGAGAACGCGGGCATGACGCCTGCCTGAGCGGCGGCCACGGGCACCACGGCTCGGCCGTCCGCGCCGATGATCCCTTGCGCGGCCGTTAGAAAAGTGAGGTTGGTGGCCGCGTGCCTGACGCTTTCCCCCGACGGAATGACCGTGCCCGGCGTGCCCTGCGCGGTCAGCTCGCCGCTGGCCGCGATGGCTGGCTTGCGGGTGATGCCGCGAAGCGCCGCGTGGCGCTCCAGGTATTCGGGGTCGGAGGTGTCCGGCAGCACCTGGCGCGCGGTCCAGAGCTGATGGTGATAGAGGCCGTCCACGGCGGAGGCCAGGGCTGTGGCCCGGATGTAGAAGTCGGAGTCCGGGTCCGTGGCCGCGTCCGGCAGGAGGTTCTTGATGTCCCGCAGGTAGGCGGCGCGGATGTCCTCGAAGCTGGGGATGGAGTACATCAGGCCACCCTCACCGGATGCTGGAAGGTTTGCTCGCGGCCAGTGGCGTCCTCCACGGTGACGAGGAGCAGGCAGCGGCCGTCGTGGGGCTGCTGGACGGCGACGGCGATTGAGCGGGCGCGACCGTCGTCTATGAGGGGGCGCAGGGCCTGCTCGGCGTACTGGCGGGCCAGGATGCCCACGCGGGGCACGTCCTTCTCGCGGGCCAGCTCGTGCAGGCGGGAACCGATAGCTGGGTCCGCCCACCACGAACCTAGCGGCGTGGCGAGGCGAATATAGACGGCGTTGCCCAGGTGGTCGATTCGACCACCCTGGTATTCGCCGGTGTACGGGTTGATTGCGCGGTCCAGGGCCATGCCGCCACTTTAGTGGCGGGCATGGCCCTGCGATAGGTGAAGGGATTCAGTGGGCGGAAAGGGAATCACTCTCCCACCGGCGGTTCCGTCGGCCCGCCGCCGTCGTTTTCGGTGTGGACGTGGTGGCGTAGGGACACTTCGTGGGAGACGTGGTCCACGTCCGCCCGGCTGGTCCCCGTAAAATGCACGCTTCCACGCCACAGGGCCTCACTCTCGCCATCCCCTTCCGCCCCCATGTCCCACGCCGGGGCGTACAGCCCCATATGCTCGCTGGCGTACCCCTCAATCTCCGGCGCTTCCATCCTGATTGACTTCCCGGCCTTTATCCGCAGCTCGTCACAGTCAATCTCGATGACCTTCCCTTCCTTCAGCACGATCTTGGCCCCGCTCTGGTTGTACACGGCCACCTCGCCGCTTTTCAGCCCGTCCACCCGGTAGGCCCCGGCCTCGGTGGCCACGATGACCGAATGCGCGGTCTTGCCCGCGATGGGCAGCACGATGCACTGCGTGCCCTCCGGGGGCGCGCTGGTGAATCCGAAGTGCTGGAACAGCTCGCTCGCTTGCAGGGTCTCGCCACTCAAGCCCGCCGCCTGCATGAGCTGCACGCCAGGCTTGGTGTCCAGGGCCTTGAGCACGGCCCGGAAGGCCAGCCTTATCTTCCCCAGGGCGCGCTCGATGCGGGCGTCCACGCGGCTCGTATCCTTCACCATAGGTCCACTGTCTCCCCCGGTCCTTTCTTGCCCTTCTTCCCCGTGGACGCGGCCTTGCCCGCCAGCTCCGGCAGCCAGACACCGTCCTCCTTCAATACCAGCTCGGTGATGCGGCCCCGGTCGCGCCCTCCCAGGAAGGTGCGCTTCATGAGGAAATAGGTTCCGTCCAGGCCGTGCGGTTCGCTGATGACGTTCACGCGCATGCCGGGCCGCCAGGGCTCCCCGCTCTGGCCGCCAACGCGGTGGCCGCGCACGGTGGCCACCATCTCGAACCCCTCCAGGCGCGAGTCCATGAGCTTCTTCCTGGCCCGGCGCTTGGCCTCCTCCACGTTGTCGCATTCGCCCGCCGGGATGATGAGCGGGCGGTAGCCGGGCACGTCCGGGTCCGTTTCCCGGTGCATGATGTCATGCCTGCCGTCCTGGTCCTCGGTGCCGTGGGTCTGGCCAAGCACCGTCACCTCGGAATAGCGGCCGGTCACGTTCTGCCGCACGGCAAGCGACGTCACGTTGTTGGCCTTGCCGTCGAAGGCCATGACCAGCGTGGCCACGGGCGCGGCGCTGTAGTCCGGCCCGCCCACCACCAGGGTGCCGTCCGGCTCGAACCAGGCCCAGACTCCGTTGGCCTCGCAGGCTTCGGCCAGCAGGTCCCAGGCGCGCTGGCCGGGCTCCACGGAGATCTTCTCCTTGCGGCCTTCCTGCTCCACGCGCACCTTGTCCACGCCAAGCGGCCTGGCCACCAAATCCACCACCTCGGCGAGCGACGCCTGCCGCCGGGTGAAGATGGGCGCGGAGCAGTCCACCAGCACGGCGGCCCCGTCCCGGCCGGACAGGGACAGGCGTTGGGTGTCCTTGGACACCTCGCGCTCCAGGTTGTCCAGGCGGCCGGTGAGGATCAGGTCCGCGCCCAAACGCACTTCAACCAATGCCCACGGCGCGATGCTGGCCGGGATGCTGGCTGCCGGGATGCCAAGCGTGACGCGCCAGGCGTCCGCCGGGGTGAGCAGGTCCGAGTCGATGGAATAGGAGGTCCAGTCGCGGTGCTCCAGGCCGCCCACGCGGATGGTGACGCGGTCCTCACTTGGCGTAGCCATTCAGCACCTGGCCGGGGGCCACGAAGTTGGGGTTGCGAAGGCCGGGGTTGAGCCGCAGAAGCTCCCCGGCCCGCGTGAAGTCGCCGTAGAGCCAGTGGGCCATCAGGTGCAGGTTGCACGGCGCGGGCGCGGTCTGGGCCACCACGGGCGGATGCAGCCTGATGACCTGGCTGCCCAGGTCCTGCAAGGCCAGGGCGGCGGTGCGGGCCTGTTCGGCGATGGGATAGGCCACCTCGGTGGGAAATATGGCCCGGTGTTCGTCGATCACGTCCTGGAAGCGCTGGCGGGAGACGCCCACCACGGCCTCCACCTGTGCCGGGGTGAGCGCCGGGGCCGCGATCTGCGAGGTGAGCACGTCCGAGGAGGCGCTGGCCACGGCCATGGCGCTGGCCAGGTTGAGCGTGGCGGCGGCCATGGCCCGGCCCTGCCCGGCGGCGGTGGCCATGTCCGGAGCCGGGGCCGTGGATGACTCAGCCACCGGCGGCACCACGACCACCGGCCGGGGCGCGGCCTCGCCGGTGAGGGGGCCGCTCACGGGCGTGCCGGAGTACCGCGCCGGGGTCATGGCGTAGGGCGTGCTCTTGCCTGCGGTGCCCAGGTCGAAGCGGGGCAGCAGGCCGGAGAGGCCGGAGAGCGAGGCGAACTGGCCGAACACGTCCGGCATGCTGGCCAGGGCGGACACGCTGGAAACAAGCGATTGCGCCGTGCCCATCAGGCTTTGCCCCTGGGAAAGGAAGTCCGGCATGACGGGAAGGGTGACGCCAGCCAGGGACGCGGCTTCGCTGAACACGCCGCGCGCCGCGCCCAGCAAATCACCGCGCGCCACCTGGGAGAGCGTGGCGGAGAGCTTGTTTCCCCACTTCTGCACGGCGGCGAGGTTCAGGGCCTTGAGCCAGTCCAGGGCTCCGGCGAGCCTGTCCGCGTTGCCCGCCGCCTTGGCTTTGGGGGAGCGGCCGCCCGCGAAGAAGGGAACGTCCGGCGAGGACTCCACCAGGTCCAGGATGACGCGGGCGCTGTCCGGCTCGTCCTCGTGGTGGGTCACGGACACGTTGGCCACGCATGCGGTGATGCTGCCGAAGACGGGGTGGATCAGCTCGCCCGGCCCCGGCTTGTCCAGGGCCTCCAGGAGCTTGCGCAGGTCCGTCTCGTATTCCTTGCCCCAGACGATGGCCTGGACGTGGATGGTGCGGGCGCGCCGCCCCAGGTCCTCCACCTCCGCGCCGTCGCGGTAGGGGTACTCGTGGCGCACCAGGGAGCGCTGGGCCTGATCGTCCGTGTTCAGGACGTGCAGCCGCACGCCCCGGAACGTGGCGTCCAGCAGGGTGTCTTTCCAGGCCATCTAGTCCCTCGCTGCCTCGTGGGCGTTGTGTTCGTTGACCGCGCGGGCGACCTCGCGGCCGTCGATGTTGAGCGTGGTCTCCACCTTGATGGTGCCGCGATCCTCCACCACCAGCTTCCTGGCGTTCTCCACGGACTCGGCGGAGGGCTCGTAGAGCATGCGCCCAGCCTCCTTCCCGGCCTTGCCGCCCGCCCACCAGCCCAGCAGGCCGCCGATGACGGCCCCCAGCGCCGTGCCGAGGACCGGCACGGCGGAGCCGAGCGCCGCGCCTCCGGCCATTCCGGCCAGTGCTCCGCCGGTGGCCCCGTATGTCCCGGCGTTGGCGGCGTTCTTCTGGGCGCGGGTGAGGGCCGGGTTGGTTTCGGTCTGATAGATGTCCCAGGCAGCCGTGCCCGCGAGCATCCAGGGCGCGGCCTTGGCCGTGCGCGCGAGCAGCCCGGCCCCGCGCGCCCCGGCGGCCATGGCGGTGGCGGCCGCACCGGCTCCGCCACCGCCCGTCATCATCTGCATGGCCCCGAACGCGGCGGCTGCGGCGGACATGGCCGTGATTGCCGTGGTGGCTCCGGCCACAACGGTGGTCATCACCGGAAATTCCTGGGCCAGGCCGGTGGCCGCATCCAGCACGGACTTGAGCGGGCCAGCAATGGAATCCAAGGTGCGGGACATGGCCGCCTCAAACTCGTTTTTGGCCCCCTGCACGTGGGCGGCAACGCTGTCCTGCACCACGGCGAAGCTCTTGTCGCCCGCGCCCTTGGCTCCCTGCATCTGGCCCAGAACGTCCTTGACGTAGTCCTTCTGGTTGATGGCCGCGATCAGCGCCAGCAGGGCCTGCCGGTCC